CGACTAGTCCTGTTTCAAATCAAACGAATAACAATCCACGCACCGTTCAACCGCAACGCGAAAGCCTTGGTGCTCTAAGACGCCTGGCTGGACTATTATAACTGTGTTATTTATAATGGGCAGATTTTATCTGGCTTTCATTGACAAGATAAATATATGTGTTATACTAGGCATTGTGCAGAGTATATCTAGGCATTTTTGTAAGACCATCTTAATTATAAAGGAAAATTCATTATGGCAACTACACTAGCAGAAATTCGTGCAAAGCTTGCAGCAGCCGAGAATCGCAGCTCATCGGGCTCTACAAACAGCGACGGTGGTATTTATCCACATTGGAATATTGAAGAAAATACCAGCGCCAAAGTAAGATTCTTACCAGATTCAGATCCAAAGAACAGTTTCTTTTGGGTTGAGCGAGCTATGATTAAATTGGAATTTTCGGGTATCAAAGGCCAAACAGACAGTCGTCCAGTGATTGTTCAGGTACCATGCATGGAAATGTATGGCAAAACTGTTCCCTGTCCTATTCTAGCCGAAGTGCGTACCTGGTTTAAGGATCCTAGCCTCGAAGATAAAGGTCGTAAATATTGGAAGAAAAAATCTTATTTGTTTCAAGGTTTTGTTCGCGAGAATCCATTGAAAGAAGACAGGGTACCAGAAAATCCCATTCGTAGGTTTTTAATTAGCCCACAAATCTTTAACCTTATTAAAGGTAGTTTGATGGATCCTGAACTAGAGACTCTTCCTACAGATTACCATAATGGTCTAGATTTTACTATTACTAAAACCAGCAAAGGGGGCTATGCTGACTACAGCACCAGTAAATGGGCACGTCGTGAGACAGCGCTGTCCGGTGCAGATATTGAGATCATTGAAAAGTATGGACTGTTTAATCTTGGAGAGTTTTTGCCTAAGAAACCCGGCGAAGTCGAACTGCGAGTAATCAAAGAAATGTTTGAAGCATCAGTTAACGGCGAAGAATATAATGCAGAGTGTTGGGCCCAATTTTATAAACCTCCGGGTCTAGAAGTTAATGCGTCAGCATCTACAACTAATTCCTCTTCTTCATCGGCGATCACTTTGAATCGGGCCTCGGCTGAGATTACGGACGACGAGGACAATGATGTGCCAACTACTGCACCAGTTAAAACTCCTGTACCGGCAGAAAAAACTTCTAGTCAACGGGCAGAAGACATTTTGGCAATGATTCGTAATCGTCAAAAGTAATAGCAATAAGCAGTGATAGGACAAGGACTTTCCCTTGTCCTCCTATTATAGGAGTAAATAATGGCAAAATCACCAAAGATTAACGAAAATTATTCATTGAATTTTTCCAGCCGCGAAGACAGTACCGGGGACACAGTCATGGACTGTAACATCAATTTTGATAATCCACGCGATGATAGTACTATTATTCACAGGTTAAATACTTGGTTACAAGCAATTGGCAGAACTGATATTTCTGTACAACCAAGAGAACACTCAAAAGGACAAAAATGATGCCACAACGACCTTTTGATCTTTCAAAATTTCGAAAAAGTATAACAAAGAACATTGAAGGTATCAGCATTGGATTTAACGATCCCACAGATTGGATTTCTACAGGAAATTACGCACTAAACTATTTAATTTCTGGTTCTTTTGACAAGGGAGTACCTCTTGGTAAAGTTACTGTATTTGCTGGAGAATCTGGCGCCGGTAAGAGTTTTATTTGTTCGGGTAATCTAATTAGACATGCGCAACAACAAAATATCTATCCAATTTTAATTGATACAGAAAACGCCTTAGACGAGGATTGGCTCAAGGCATTGGGTGTAGATACCAGCGAAAGCAAGTTATTAAAACTAAACATGGCCATGATTGATGATGTGGCCAAGATGATTTCAGAATTTGTTAAAGAATACAAAATCATTCCTGAAGACCAGAGACCAAAAGTTTTGTTTGTTTTAGACAGTATAGGTATGTTATTGACTCCCACTGATGTCAATCAATTTGATGCAGGCGAACTCAAAGGTGATCTAGGTCGTAAGCCTAAAGCTCTGACAGCATTGGTCCGTAACTGTGTAAACATGTTTGGTTCGTTAAATATTGGTCTAGTAGCTACTAATCATACCTACGCCAGTCAAGACCCTTACAATCCCGATCCAAATATTTCTGGAGGACAAGGATTCATTTATGCAAGTGCCATTGTGGTTGCGATGAAAAAACTTAAACTCAAAGAGGATGAGGACGGTAATAAAGTAACGGAAGTTCGTGGTATTAGATCTAGTTGTAAAATTATGAAAACTAGATATTCAAAACCATTTGAAGACGTTGAACTTAGAATTCCTTATGATCGAGGGATGGATCCTTTGAGTGGTTTATTCGACTTGTTTGAAAAAAAACAAATCATAGTTAAAGATGGAAATAGATATGCCTACACTGATTGTGAAGGAGAAATTCATAAATATTTTCGGAAAGAATGGAACAAAAACACAGACGGAATTATGGATCGTGTAATGAGAGAATTTTATAAACGAGTACCCACTGTAGAAAATTTGTCAATTGAAGAAACAGATGAACAGTTACCAGAATGAATATGGAAAAAGAAATAACAATTTGAGTTTGAACAGTATCATAGCTGATTTTGTAGATAATCTATATCAAGTTATTAAAACAGAAGTCTTCGGAAGACACAGCCGAGGTTGAATGATGTCAAATCAATACAAGGAACTAGAAATCAAAATTGAAAAACTAACACGATATTTAGAACTAATAGAAACTAGTCTTAGAGATCTAAAAGAGCAAGTTGATACTCGTACAGAACTTGACAAAGTTGAAGGTATTGTGCTACGTTTAGCAAAATCATTGAAATATAGGAAAACTAAATGACCATTGATGTAGAAGTACTTAGTGAAGCATATAGCATATTAAAACAGTATATACCACAAAAGGATCGTCAAGAAGCTGCCGATAACATGATGAGTATCATGGTAGATTATCTTGACGATACCGAACTCAAAGAATTTGGACGTACTGATGCTGCTCTAAGTCGTGCGTTTAAAGAATATGTCGGCGGAGCCGAAGATGATCCTGACGAAGAATATGACGAATAATGTGGTACAATCGTGTAGTACAAGACATTGCCAATATTCCCGATTTTATTGCCTACTACGAACATGAACTAGAACAAGCCCGAATGGAATGTCAACTCCGTGGCAGTGTAGAAAAGTTAATCAGTCAACTCCCCGGTATTACCGAGCATCGTTTTAATCAACTACAAGAGATTGAAGCTGTACTTAATTATTTTAACATTCAGTTACGTAAGATACGTCGTAAATGGTTTGTTAAATATTTGGAAAACTACAATCGTGCTCTAAGCAGCAGAGATGCCGAAAAGTATGTAGAAGGCGAAAATGAAGTAGTTGATTACGAAACAATTATAAATGAAGTGGCCTTGCTTAGAAATAAATATCTTGGTATCATGAAGGGGCTAGAAAGTAGACAATGGATGCAAGGTCATTTGGTCAGACTCAAGACAGCAGGTATGGAAGATTATTCAATTTGACTACAACGGCGCATCGAGCGCAAAAACTGCTGGATTTATGGGACGCCTTAAAAGCAAGGCGTAGTTGTCGAGACGTAATTGATATTCAAGAACATAAAGATAATCTCAATGGTTTGGCCAGTATTATACGACTTGGAATATATGCAGAATATCGAACCGACGTTTTAGAATCGTTTTGCAATCAATTCGAAGTAGAATATTTTAAAGTCAGAAATAAATTACATAATGATTTAATTGATGGATTGCGCACTAAATAATCTATTATGCGTGAATTCATTGATATTATCAATTTATTTGAAGTAACTATTAGTAAATACGGCCCTGGTAAAAAATTTTTTATAAGTAGCAGTGAACCAGGAAAAAAGCTGGCCGACTTGGTACAAAACAAAGGTATTAATACAACTGGTATAATTGAGCTTACTGGGATAGCCAAGACCGGTGAGCAACTCACGATGCGTGACAATGCACCTATAATTCAAGTTGGTCCGGGTTTTGAACAATATGAATTTAGAACAGAAAACGATGAGTTTTTTTATTTAGTGGGTAGTTCCAGTGGAATTAGTAAAGGATTTGTACATGCCAAAGACTCGGTGTCTCAATTGGCCAACAGAGGTGAAATTGCCGAGGGATTACTAGGTGCTGCTATGTTTGCTAAGTTTACTAAACGACAAGGTAACGAAGAAATTGGTTTGGTATCTGATTCAGACATCTGGCGAATATTAGAAAGTCTTAGACAAACTGGCAAAGATACTTTGGAAGTCACAGTACAAGATACTAACAGCCAAATCAGTGATCGTATTACTTTTATATTAAAACTCAAATCTGCTCCTTATAAGGATCTGATGAATCCTCTCAAAAGAGCTGCTATGTCATCAATGGTCGGTAGTGCTGCGGCTTATGTTAACACACGAAAAGCGGAACGTTATAGTAAGTATTTTTACCTAAACGGTAAAGCAGATAATATAAGTATAATTGCAGACGGCGCTGCCAGTGAAACTGAAAAGAAATCAGATGTATGGGTAGCAATTGTAGATAAAAATGGTCAACGTAGAGCGATACGTTTGAACACCAGTCTCAAAGTTGGTGGAGTAAAACAGTTTGGCCAAATTGGTGGCAGCGGCACAGACAGTCTTAAAAAATTATTCAATCATTTTCAAATTGATATTACACCTTTTATTAAAAATTTTGAAAAATTATCTAAGTCAAACACCGACGCTGCCATGGATTATATATATAAAAAAATGGCCAATAGTCTAAAACAAAGATTAGCCAATGACAATGATCAAACTGAATATCATATATTAAATGGACTAGCACATGCTATCACTTACTTTGCCACGTTGGGCGATCCCACCGTGGAATTGGTAGATTTTGATGATGGTGGTTTTAAAATTTTAAATTTTAAAAATCTTCGTGAAAAATTAGCAGGCATAGATTTTACCGCCGAAGAATTTGGGATTACCAGGCCCGAGGTGCGTATTTTTAATCGAGGACAGCCTAATAATTATTTGATCAAGATTAGAATGAAAATTGAAAACAGAAGCAGTGGTTTGCAATATGTACGCAATATCATTGAAAAAGGTCCACTATTGGAAAAACTTACACAATTTGAATATCGTAATTTTAAAGATTTAACTGACATTGCAGTACCTAATGTAGTAACAGGCAAGCGTGTTAATATTAAACCTCCAGATGCCAATTCTGACACCGAAAGAGACAAAAGAGATAGCACAATAAGACAAAAACGCTAGACAATTCAACTTGGTACTGCTATACTATTATTATCTATAATTTAAGGATCAATTATGTTTGAATCTATCGAAATCCGACGTGCTAGTAATGGATTCATTTTGGTCATTACCACTGATGAAGAAACTCGTGAATATGTGTATGATACTAGTAGAAAAGCCATACGTGTGATCAAAGAGTTACTGGAAAACGACAAAGCTCGCAATGGCTCATAAAGAATAATGTTTAGACTAAATTTTATCTTTCATGCCATTGGAGATCAAGTTTGCACCACTGGCATACCTGAAAATTTATTTGAAGCCACCGGCGGTCGTAGTTATATTACTGATACAAAAATATGGGCCTATAAACACAATCCCTATGTTGATTTTATCAGTGAAGCCGACTTGCCTAAAGAGCACTACAACATCACCTTGATGCCCGATGCTCGTGTGCCTGAACAGGTTAAAAAATATCAAGACAGCATGGGTTGTGTGATCACTGGTTCGCAGACCGAATACATGCTTACTCAGCTGGGCATCACAAAACCAAAATTACGTCATCCTAGATTATATGTCTACGAGGATCTTGACATCAAGCCACACAAGGTAGTGGTACACACCAATGGATCAGATCGTACCAAGGCCGGGGAACCAGCTGTGCGTCCTTGGGCCGGCGAGGATGATGTACGCATGCTTAGTAACAGCATATTAGAATCTATTAGACGCAATTATCGTGATTATCAAATAGTACAAGTGGGCACAACAGACGATAAATCTGTGGGAGGTAAATTCACAGACCGTCGAGGACAATTGGACTATTGGGGCACAGCTCGAGAAATAGCAGAAGCAGCGGTGTTCATTGGAGTAAACAGCGGACCCATGCACATTGCCAATTGTTATCCTAGAACTATGAAAAAAATTGTGCTGCAAGAATTTCCTGAATTATCTATAAGGACCTGGCGTCCTGGTGATACTAGAAATTTCAGTTTTACCTGGATTGATCCAAACAGTACATTCTATAACAAATTTGATTACGACGCTGGCATTAGTTTCAGTCATACCAAAATATGAAAAAAAATACCATTGGCATAGCGGGCACAGTGCACCACGATCTCATGCGTTTTGCCATTGAACGCACATTAATGGCCACCCCTGATGTGGAAGAAGTATTGGTGTTTAGTGATCGTATGGTCTATGAACATGCCGTGCACATTCCCATACGATCTGCTTTCAGCAGAGAAGACTACGCAGACTTGGTGCTTAAAAATCTATGGCCCTTTGTGAGAACAGAATTTTTACTGCTGATTCAGTATGATGGTATGGCAGTAAATCCGCAGCATTGGTCTAATGAATTTTATAATTATGATTACATAGGTAGTCCGTGGCCAGAACGATTTAATTGGATACAGCCGCATGAGCGTGTAGGCAATGGTGGCTTTAGTTGGCGCAGCGCCAAACTACTAGAAGCTCTACGAGACCAACAGATACAACGCGGATTCGGTAATCGCAATCAAAATGAAGATGCAGCGATTGCACAACATCATAGACAATACTTGATCAATCGACACGGTGTGGTCTATGCTCCATTGGCCTTGGCCAATCAATTTGGCCACGAGTGGAACAATCCCTCGGGAGAAACCTTTGGCTTCCATGGTCATTTTAATACACCATTGTTTTTTGACGATGCCACTTGTGCACAGTTTGTGCGGCAGGTTCCTATGCCATGGTACGATGATCAGCTGGAATTTTTCATTCATCTCTGTCACAGCAAAAATTATGTACAAAGTTTAACAGCCTTAAATAGAGTACTTGAAACACATTTGGCATGAATATTATTCAATCACATAACTGGCAAGCACTGTCTGCCCAGTTTTTGAACAGTCAACCGTTTAATCATGTGGTCATTGATAACTTTTTTACCAATGAAACCGCAGACCAATTGATAGCAGAGTTTCCTGACTATCATAGTGGTGTTTGGGATGTCTACTACAATAATGCCTTGGAGAATAAAAAAACCTGTAATCAATGGAATTTGTTTCCTTCGGTTACCTATAGAACTTTTAACTATCTATGCAGTTCTGAGTTCACCAACAATCTAAAAGTTTTAGTTGATAATGACAATTTAATGCCTGACCTAGGTTTGCATGGTGGTGGGTGGCATGCTCATACCGCCGGTGGTAAATTAAACATACACTTGGATTATAGTATACACCCAAAGCTGAAATTACAACGACACTATAATATTATTGTGTATTTGACACCTGAATGGGATCTAGCCTGGGGCGGCGGGCTAGAGTTATGGGGCCATGATGCAGAAATTAATCAACCTTTAAAACTAGAGCGTACTATAGAAAATCGTTTTAATCGTGCAGTGATATTTGACACCAGTCAAAATAGCTGGCATGGGTTACCCAAAAATTTAACTTGTCCCAATGGCCAAGTAAGAAGAAGCCTGGCCATATATTATGTCAGTGATCCCGATCAATGCGCCAGTCCCAGACCAAGAGTACTGTTTGCGCCTTATGGTGATCAATATAAAGATGCCGCAGTGTTGGACCTAATTAAACGTAGAGCTTCTATCTAATGCAAAAATATCTCATACATCACCTGGCCGATCTACCGAATGCTGAAATTATTTTTGGTGAACAAATAATTAGAATTATAAATTCTGGCATGCTGACCAACACACAATATCATGTTTGCATAAATGGTCGACGAAATCGTTTTCAACCCATGATCGACGAACTGGCCAAATTATATCAAATCACAGTGACTATAGTAGCAGAAGATTGTGGTCAATGGGAGTATCCTACATTGGAATATCTAAGACAACAGGTATCTACACTGACAGAACCTGCTGCCATTGGCTACATACATCTCAAAGGTGCAGGCAGACCAGGTGCAGGTATACCTCATTGCGCCATGGTAGCCGATTGGCGACGTTTGATGGAGTTTTTTATCATTGACAACTATCAGCACTGTATTAAATGGCTGACCAGAGACTACAATGTGGTGGGCTGTAATTGGACTCCAGTGAGTCCAATTAAACCTCACTTCAGTGGTAATTTTTGGTGGGCCGAATCCCAGTACATAAAGACATTGTCACCATTGCCCCATCCCAAAGATTGCCATTTTGGTGCCATCAGTGCCTTCACCGGCTATCATTATGATGGTGTTGAGAGGTTCAGATATGATCATGAGTGTTGGATAACCTCAGGAAAATACAAACAAAAAGCAATCTATTCCAGTGGTATCGGACACTATCATGCTGCTTGGCCCGAAGCACGATATATCAACACAGTGTTTGAACCATGAAAACTCTGCTATTTTATACCGCTTATGCGGCCACTGGTGAACAGTGGCAAAAGAATTTTGACACCTGGTTCGGCAGCATAAAAATTTCTGGGTTGCACTATGATCAAATTTTGATTCCCGACGACGGCAGTGCAGAGATTCCTTTGCAAAGTGACATGGCCTGTTATCATCAAGGTCATGTGTTTGCCAGCCAACCTGACCAATCCATTGTGGTTTATCGATTCGCACAAAGGCTGGGACGATCTGCACTGTTTGATCAGCCTGGTTGGTATAGAAGTTTTGTCTATGCCGGAGTCTATGCCAAACAATTTGACTTTGACAAGGTCATACACATAGAAGCCGATTGCAGTGTAATAAGTCAAAGATTTGTTGACTATCTGAATCGATTTAGTACAGGGTGGGAAGCATTTTGGTGTCCTAGACATAGACTGTCTGACACGTCTATTCAGGTCATTGCCGGTGCAGAATGTATAGAGGCGTACAGCCTTTTTAACAATATTGATTATAATTATTTTAGAGGAACGCCACCGGACCCACGCGAAGACCAAGTTGGATATCTTCCATTTCAAACCAATAAAAATTTCATTGGGGACAGGTATGGAGAATATACCGATACAGTGCCGCGCAATGCTGATTACGCTTGCCAAGTTTTTGAACACATAGATCGTTGGTGGACACAAGGAAAAATCATGACACTAGGAGGAAAAATCATGACACTAGGAAAAATATCGCGTGACCAATTTTTAAGTGGGTTAGACTTACAAAAAAAGAAAATCTTAGAAATAGGTCCTTTTGCCAGGCCTGTATTCAAACGACCCATGTTCAATGTGCAGTATGCTGACATATTATCAGCTGACCAATTGCGACTACGAGCTCAAGAACCTGAGCACGAGGTTGATCCCAATGGCGTGCCCGACAGGATTGATCACATAATTGATTTACATGGTGATCGTCTAATCAACACCGAAGAAAAATTTGACATTATTTTCAGCAGTCATAATTTAGAACACCAACCTAATCTCATTGGTCATCTTTGTGAAATGGCTGATTTGACCATGGATAAAAATTCCAAATACTATCTCATGGTACCCGATAAAAGATATTGTTTTGACTACTACCAAAGAGAAACCACGTTAGCAGATATTTTAGATGCACATGTTAATAATCGCAAACGACCTGGCTCACTGACAGGAATAGAATGGAGTCTTTACAAGACAAATAATAATATTGGGGCTCACTGGCAAGGTCGTCATGGTGACGACACCACAAAAAACATCACTGCTGACAGAATTCGTGCAGCAATAGAATTTAGCACCTTGTGTAAAAATTCATATCAAGATATTCATTGTTCCAGGTTCACGCCTCAATCGTTTGCAAACATAATTGGTCTGTTGACACAAGCTGATTTGATACCATGGAAAATAGAACAGATCAGCGATACCGCAACGAACAGCAATGAGTTTTATATAGTTTTAGGATTAACACAATGAGTCTATTAGAATTTACGCAACAACAAACACTGCCCTAGATGTAATTATTATTGAGTCTTAGATGCAAAAATTTCGTTTTCATCTATTGGGTTTACCACATACAGTTACCAGTAAAGAATATAATGCCTGTGCTTACACACAAAAGGTTTGGAAATTTGGCAAGATGATGCGAGCCCGAGGACATGAGATCATACATTATGGGCATGAAGATTCAGACCTAGACTGTGATGAACATGTCACAGTCACAACCAATGCGGATTTAAAAAAGGCCTATGGTGATTACAATTGGCGTAAGAATTTTTACAAGTTTGATATGAATGATCATGCTTATCTAACCTTTTTTGAAAATGCTAAACGCGAAGTTGGTTTACGCAAACAAAAACATGATTTCTTATTGCCATTTTGGGGACACGGAGTCAGACCCGTTTGTGATGCACACCCAGATATGATCATAGTAGAACCTGGCATAGGCTATGCAGGTGGTCACTGGGCACGTTTTAAGATCTTTGAAAGCTATGCTATCTATCATGCCTACTATGGATTGCCCGCGGTGGGGTCTTGCAAACAAGATTGGTATGATGTAGTAATACCAAATTATTTTGACCCCGAAGACTTTACTTTTGATCCTGTTAACAAGGAAGATTACTTTTTGTATGTGGGCAGGGTATATGACGGCAAAGGAGTACATATTGCCATTCAAGTCACTGAAAACATTGGTGCTCGATTGAAAATTGCCGGGCAGGGCAGTTTAGAAAATATGGGATACAAAACACCACCACCGCATGTTGAGTTTGTTGGTTATGCTGACATTGAAACTCGTAGGCAACTAATGTCACGTGCTCATGCTGCTTTTGTGCCCAGTATGTATGTAGAGCCATTTGGTGGAGTGCAAATTGAAATGCTGATGTCGGGCACTCCCACTATAAGCACAGACTGGGGTAGTTTTGTAGAAAATAATATACATGGTTTAACAGGCTATCGTTGTAGAACTTTTGAACAGTTTTGCTGGGCTGCAAGAAACATCAACAACATTGATCCGCATGCCTGTAGACAGTGGGCAGTAAACAATTTCAGTTTGGAGCGGGTAGCCAAAATGTATGAAGAATATTTCACAGCCGTGTTAGATGTTTACACTGGCAATGGTTGGTATCAGTTGCATCCGGAACGCAGCGATTTGAACTATATGAAAAAAATTCTCCCATAATCATCCATAATCCACAAACAACTCTAGTCTTGACCAAATATAGATTTTCGCTATACTAGAGTTGCTGTAACTAAAAAATCAAAATTGCCACATGTTATCCAAAAAACTGTATTTTGTTTGACAAATCTTTGATTACCCTGTATAGTTTGAAACTGCTCACCATTCATCATTTATTGGAACTAACATGAATCAACTTAGTACTCGCGGGGCGAATCCATTCGCCCCTATCGCCAAAATTAAAAACATGCAGCTCAGTGCCGGTAGTCCTTATGAAGAATTAAAGCAACGAGCTACACAGTTACTCGATAACACAGGTATCCTTGAGTCAGTGGCATCACTTCGACAGCGTCTCAATGGCAAAGTTTATACCTCTTTTCATTTTGGCAGATTGGAAGAAATTGATTTTGGATCAATTGATATCAACGTTGATATTCAACGTGAACTAGAAAAACCGCACATAGCCAGTATTATTATGTTATTTGATCCTAGAATCATTCAGCCAGTCAATGTGATTTATATCAAAGAAACTGGCAGGTATAGTGCCTGGGAGGGCCAACAAAGTAGTGCGGTATTTGCTATATTATATCACTTTGGACTAATTGATAAAACTACCAAGATTCAATGTAAAGTAGTAGATGATGACCTTATAGTGCCTGGTAGCGATCTAGTAGGTGAAGCTGTGGGCAACTATGGCTTTCGTAGACTTAACGGTAATGGCAGACAAGCCCCAGATCCGTTTTTTAAACATCGTAGTCAAGTCAATGGTGTTCGTAGATACAATAGCACATTACGTGAAGATCGCCAAAGCAATGAAATTCAGTGTATTATGGAAGAAAATAACATGTTCCCTGCTCCAATGGCAGATGGCAGGTCTGGACGAGCTATGCCTGGTATGATCACTTATATTTCCGGAATTAATAAAATTGCCGGACACGACACCAATGACAATGAATTTGACATTACCAAAGGTGATCTAGCATTCGTACTCAGATGGCATAATCGGTATTTTGCCAGGGAAAGCGTAGATGGAGGTATAATTTTAGCACTAGGTAGATTACATGCAGCCAGTCGAGGGCATGATGATACCAAAAAAAGAACTGCTGGGCCGCGTACTATACTAACAGAACAATTTGGACTAGAATTAGCAAAAATTATTAGGTCTCTGTATTTTACACCAGCTGGCTTTCATGCTGATTGTAAAAAGCGTCTTAAGTCTTGGCAAAGTAAAAACCAATATCCTCAGAGCTGGAGTGACACTTGTTTGACACCAATCTTGGTTATGGATTATGTTAAACATGGCGGTACTCAGCCTGTACCATTAGTACCAGGAATAAACTTGTATGCTGAAATCTGATCAACTATACTTTTACTTATGGTCTCATAGGTTTTGGGATCCAGATCTGGATCAGCTAGTGACCCGAACCTGCTTTGGTAGAACCAAAAACTATAACAGGAGACAAATAGGCTACAAAGGACATGCTGGTCACCGAGTAAAATTTACTAACATCTGGTTGGGTCCTCGTGGGTTGATAATAGAACTGGAAAACAAGCTCAAGCAAGAATTTTATGAATATTTGCTTTGTGGAGTTTATGAATGGATTTGTGAACCCATTAAATTAGAGCAAATTGCTGCATGGATAGACTGGGAAATTGCTGAAATTACCACAGTTACTCGTGTTGTATAAACGCCAGAAGTTGACACCATACCATAATTTTGCTATGCTTAGAGCATGAAAATTGTACAAGAAACCACTAAGTGGGCAGATGCTACTGCTAGTAATCTTTATCTTGTTTCCAATGACATGGAATATGTTATCGCGTATGTACCCATTGGTCATAAGACAGCACAGCGATTCAAAAAACCAATTCGTTGGGACTCTAGAGGCAGAACATTTCGTGTTCTCAGAGAAATTGTAAAAAATGATCCCAATACCATGATAGTTGAAGGTTCAAAAGGACAAAAATACACTCTTACTCGTGTCAATGGCTTGTGGTCATGTACCTGCCCGGGACATACTTATAGAGGTACTTGCAAACATGTCAAAGATCAAATGTAAAATCTGCAGGCAAGAGTACAGTTTTCTTTGTGATTATAATCAGGGCCGTTGTCCGCATCATCCACCAATCATTGATGTTGCCTGTTTACAACAAAAAATAAGTAAACTTATTTTAAATTTCTTTAAAAAAAAGTAGTGTTGTTTTTTAACAACAACTTCTAGATTTGACTGGTAAATCACTTTCTGCTACAATAGTGATACAGTAAACAACATGGAGCATACACTTGAGTCAAGCCAATATTCGTATCAAAACAGGTACTTATCGTAACTTTGACTGTGCAGGACGAGTGTTTGAACTGGTCAAACAGTTTACACCGGGTACCAATGGTGGTTTTGTTACTGTACGCAATGGTGATACTTTTCCTAATTTTCCTAAAATCATACGTGTTAACATAAAACACTTCACCGATTACGAGTTTGTGGGTACAGACACTGCTGCTACTGTGAGTGAGGCAGTTGCAGAAGCACAGGCCATTCTTCAAACCGACGAAGAACGTATTGCCGAAATTGCTAAACGTTTTGAAATTCTCAATGACATGAGCAAGGCCTGTATTTGTGGTGATATTCGTGCCATGATTATTTCAGGACCCCCGGGAGTAGGCAAAAGTTTTATCGTTGAGCGTGAAGTTGAAAAAGCTCAGCTTCTGGACCAGATCGCCGGCACTCGACTTCGTGCAGAAGTTGTTAAGGGTTCAGCCACTCCAATTGGTTTATATCAAACTTTATATAAGTATTCTGATAAAAACTGTGTTTTGGTGTTTGATGACTGCGACAGCATTTTACTCGATGATGTGGCACTTAATTTGCTCAAGGGTGCCCTAGACTCTGGCAAAAAACGTAAGATTTCTTGGTTGGCGGAATCAAGTGCTCTGCGTCGTGAAGGTATTCCCGATAAATTTGAATTCAAAGGCAGTGTTATTTTTATTACGAATTTAAAGTTTGATGCAGTTAGATCACAGAAACTACGCGATCACTTAGACGCACTGCAAAGTCGTTGTCACTATCTAGACCTAACTCTTGACACCATGCGTGATAAATTGTTGCGTATTAGACAAATTGCTGGTACCGGTGATTTGTTTGGCGACTATGAATTTGAGCAAGGCGAGGATCAAGAAATCATTGAGTTTATGGAACACAATCAAAATCACCTGCGTGAAATGAGTTTGCGTATGGCAACAAAAATTGCCGACTTGCGTAAAAGTTTTCCCACTAAGTGGCAGTCACTGGCCCAATCAACTTGTATGAAGGCAGCATGAACGACTTATCAAGACGAATTGCTCAGCAAGCCGCTAGAGATACAGATTTGATGTATCCCGGTGATGCATATCCTACCGCTATTATACGTAGACTTGTTGAAGACTATGTGACAGAATTAAATAAGATAAAGTGGCTTAAAGATGATGATGGCTGGAATCAAGCAGTCAAAGCTGTGCAAGGGGATATCAAAAAAAGATTTTTGGGATAAGTTATATGAAATTAGACCAATGGGCTTATATGTAGAGTATGACACTCGTATTGTCAAGATCATCAAGTTATTAAATTGAGATTTTTTATGGCTTGTGTATGGTACATGATTGTTGCATTATCTTTAAGAAAAAATAACAAAATTGGATTCTGAACACCAACTTGGGATTTGTCATTGACTATATTTGTTACATCCTCTTGTACTTTGATGCCCTTGAGGGCATTTTTAACTTTGTAACTGTATGTGTTATAATTAATCATGAAAACTTTGCCTTACATTGAGGATTATATATCTTTAATGGCAATCGATTCAATTAATTGGCCTCCCAGGGAACCACTAATTAAATTGGCCCGGTACGACGAACCTATTGTAAATAGCATGGCACAACAAATTCAGAATAATTTAGGGTTCACAGACAAACAGGCCAATCTAGCGCACAAGATAGTGATAAAGTATCGCAGACAGTGGGCTAGCCAAAATTACGATGTTAGTGCACATGTTGATGTTCCAAAATATAGGAATTCTATACGCAACATAGACAGATCTAAAATTATTGGTCTTGATAAGAATATCATTTATCTACGGTTTCCATATGATCAAAATTTGATCAATGATCTACGAACCAGTGTTCAATCTGTCAATGGTAGTTTAGTTTTTAACAAAGAAAAAAGACAATGGGAAGCCGGACTGATTGAACCCAGACTGATTTGGGCCAAGGAATTTGGACTTAAACATCAATTTACATTTAATCCAGAATTTGATCAGGTATTTGAAATTATGTTTGATCATGAAGAATATGAAATCAAACTAGTAAAACTAGACCAAGATAGCTATCATATATTAAATGGTGCCAATAGTTTGATTGATTATATAGATCAACATGGCGGTTTTGGAGTAAATAACTTATGTTCTTTGGTAGATATGTCTTCTTTACTTGGCTACAAAATAGATACAACAATACTAGATGAATTTAAAAAAACAGTAGAGCCAGAACTACATGATTATTTTTTAAATAAGTATCAAAATATTACATTTCAAAATTGTGCACAAATAATCGTTGACGATTTAATTAGATACGCTAAATGCACAAACCGTTTTCCAATTTTTATTTACGAAGCCGACAATAGAATACTTTTTAATTTATTCAAAGAAAAAGTAGGTACAATCAACATTGTTGACAAAGAGTCATCAATGAATCAACTTTGGAACAGTCCTATAATTTATATAAAATATTGGAAATTAATTCCATATCGTATACCATTGCTGGTTACTAACACATCATTGATTGGATTTAGGCGTCAACAAATGTTACAATGTGCAGATAAAGTTGTCTATTTTATACAAGATATTAACAATGCCGCAATGCCAACTACAAATACGTGACGAAGTAAATGTAAAAATTATTAACTTAGATTTGAACATTAGAAAAATACTGGTAAGCAAATTTAAGTTTGAAATTCCCGGAGCCAGATATCTACCGGCTGTGCGGCTAGGACGTTGGGATGGTAAGGTCAGTTATTTCCAGCTGGGTGGTAGTACTTACATCAATCTGCTACCAGAAATTATTCCATTGCTTGAAGAAAATAACTACGACATTGATATTCAAGATCAAAGACAGTATCGTACTAGCTTTGATTTTCAAGCAGTTTATGATCACAGCTTCGCAGATTATGTGTGGCAGGAAGGACATGTTAACGCTGGCGAACCAGTCATACTAAGGGATTATCAGTGTGACACTATCAATAAATTTCTAACTAATCCTCAATGTATACAAGAAGTAGCCACAGGTGCAGGCAAAACTATCATGACAGCGGTGTTGAGCGCCAGGGTGCAGACATATGGACGAAGCATTGTTATCGTGCCAAACAAGAGTCTGGTTACACAAACTGAACGAGACTATAAAAATTTAGATCTTGACGTGGGTGTATATTTTGGGGATCGTAAAGAACATGGACATCAACATACCATTTGTACCTGGCAAAGTTTAAATGTACTACTTAAAAATACTAATTCTGGCAGTGTAAACATAACCATCAACGAATTTGTTGATAATGTAGTTTGTGTGATCGTGGACGAAGTACACATGGCTAAAGCAGATTCTTTAAAAACGTTACTGTCTAGTGTAATGAGTCACGTTCCTATACGTTGGGGACTGACCGGAACAGTACCCAAAGAAGACTACAATAGGTTGGCTTTACTATGCACTCTGGGTCCAGTGATAGGCCAACTCAGTGCCAGCGAGTTACAACAGCAAGGGGTGCTGGCTAACTGTCATGTAAATATTGTGCAACTACAAGATCATAAAGAATACAACAACTATCAAAGTGAACTCAAGTATCTATTAGAAAATAACGAGCGACTTGACTACATAAGCGGCCTTATTAAGAGCATTCGTGAAAGTGGAAATACTTTGATCTTGGTTGATCGTGTAGCAGCAGGTCGTGCCTTGGTTGAACTCATACAAGATGCAGTATTTATAAGTGGTGCTACCAAAAGCATTAATAGACAGGATGAATATGACGAAGTGGCAACAGCATCGGATAAAGTCATTGTCGCTACTTACGGTGTGGCATCAGTTGGCATTAATATTCCTAGGATTTTTAATCTTGTACTCATTGAACCCGGTAAAAGTTTTGTACGTGTCATACAAAGCATTGGGCGCGGTATTAGAAAAGCATCAGACAAAGACTTTGTACAAATCTGGGACATAACATCATCATGTAAATTTGCCAGGAGGCATCTTACACAGCGTAAAAATTTTTATAGAGAGGCAAATTATCCATTTGACTTTGAGAGAATAGAGTACTTATAATAACAATTATGTCAAGAATACTAAACTTAGAAACCAATCGTGCATATGATTTAAATGAAATACCAAATGAAATTGAAGATCTTAGATTCTGTGTATTAGATAATTCAGACCCAAAGAATCCAGATTACTTTTATATTCCTTTAATTTTCTTAGAAAGTTTTAATTCGCCTGCCTTGGTACTACGCATAGGAGATCACACTGTAAAGATGCCGGTAGACTGGCAGTTACTGATTGGCGAAAAC